TAGAAGGGGAAACCCCACCATCAACTATTGAAGTAGGTGGAGATTGTCATAGTATAGTTAGTTTTACACCATCATCATTTCCAGGATATACTACACCTGTATATAATGTACCTATACCTGATTGTTTTTGTTTGTAAAATAATTTAAGTATAATAATTATATTCAAAGGTTATGAAGAATTTACGTTTCGTGTGTGCCCAACCCGCAATTCCATATTACACTTGGCAGGTTGAAGTAATGATACACAACTTTATTGAAATGGGCGTTAATCCAAATAATATGGATATAGTTTGTTATGCGGAAAATGGTATTGTTTCTGAACAATGGACTAAATTAGCAGAGAAATACAATTATGTTAGATTTTTCTTTTATACTGATACAAGAAGAAATAAAGGATATACATCTTCAATAAGACCAAATATATTAAAACAACATTGGGCAGCTAGACCAGAAATACATAATGATGTAATTTTTTATCATGATTGTGATATTGCTTTCACAAAACCAATTAGAGAATGGATAACAGATGAAATGATTAATGATGATAATTGGTATGGTTCTGATTGTAGATGGTATATATCTCATTCTTATATAAAATCAAAAGGTGATGATATCTTAAAAGCTATGTGTAGTATTATGGAAATTGATGAAAGTGTTGTTGAAAAAAATGAATTGAATGGAATTGGAGCACAATACATAATGAAAGGAATATCAGAAAACTTTTGGAAAATTGTAGAAAATGATTGTGAAAAATTATTTGTTAATATTACCGAATTAAATAAAATAAAAAAAGAAAAAGACCCAACTTATCACGAACTACAAATATGGTGTGCTGATATGTGGGCTGTATTGTGGAACGCTTGGAAAATGGGATATCAAACAATATGCCATTCTAATTTAGAATTTAGTTGGGGAACATCATCGGATAAGTTATGGCAAGATTGTAATATATTTCATAATGCTGGAGTTACAAATTCAAATTCAGGATTATTTTATAAATCAGAATTTATGAATAAACTTCCTTATAATATTGAACTTAATATAAAAGAGGGTACAACATCGTATGAATATTGGAAACTAATACAAAAAACAGCAAAAAAATCAGTTTTAATATGACAGTAAAAGAACAATTTGAAACTTACAAAATTCATCAAATGCAATTAGACCCATATGGCGTATGTAATGCAAGATGTTGGTTTTGTCCTGTAAAATATAAAGGAAACCCTACACATGGAAAAGAAGTTATGAGTCCAGAACTTCTTCGTAAAATTATTGAAAATTTAATTGAAGAAAGAGAAAAAGAAAATGGATTGGTTCATAAAAATTTTGGAGGATTTTATACAGCTCATTATAATGAAATACTTTTGTATCCACATTTTGAAGAATTATTAAAAATATGTCAAGAGTATAGATTATGTTTTATGGTTCTTTCAAATGGTATTCCATTAACGCCTGAAAAAGTGGACCTGATTGTAAAGTATAAAGGAGTTGTAAATGGAATATGTCTAAACATACCAGCATTTGAACCAGAAGTTTGGAGTTTACGAAGTGGGATAAACATAAAGCAATTTGATAAATTAATATCAAATGTAAAATATGCTATGGAAAAATTACCAGATATGGTTCAACGAAAATCATTTTCTATCCAAGTAAATGGTTCTAACCATAATTCATTTAGTGATAGGGGTGGTTGGTTAGATAAAGGTCCTGAATTTCCAATTGATATGGATTTAGACCCAATTACTGGTGAGTTGGCACAGCAAGTTAATAAGGCTAGAGAATTATTTGAAGGATTACAAGTATTCCCAGTTCCATCATTAATAGATAGAGCTGGTTTATTAGACCACATTATGACAAATAAAGAAGCTATAAAAAGAAATTTACAAAAAGGTGATGAAACAAAAAAAGTAATAGGATGTGGAAATGGTAGAGAAGTTGGTGGTAGACCGGTAGGTTGGATACATGTAAATGCTGCTGGTAAAGTATTCCTTTGTTGTAATGATTATGATATGGAAGTACAATTTGGTGATTTCAAAACACAACAATTAAAAGATTTTTGGGGTAATGAAGAACACATAAAAATGGTTGAAAAATCATATGAGACCATTTGTAGAGGGTGTGCTTCTGCGCTTTTTGAATAAATTAAAATATATATATTTATATACAAAAAGTTTTATGCAAAAGAAAGAATCATTATCAACCGAAATAATTGAAAAATTAAGTACAATTCAAAACGATTTAACAAAAATTGTTATGGAATTGGGTCAATTATCTCTTAGAAAAAGAGACTTAAAATCAGAGTTAGAAAACGTAGATATTGTTGAAAAATCAGTACAAACTACGTTTGATGATAAAAATAAAGAACTAAATTCAATGTTAGCAGAATTGGAAAAAACATATCCAAACGGAGAAATTGATTTAGTAGAAGGAGCTGTGTATTTTGAATCGCCAGAATAAATTTGGTAATTTCAAAAAAAATTAGTATATTTGTATCTATTTTATGGAAAGAAAAAAGTTACTCTACATATGTCCACATTTATCAACTGGTGGACAACCACAATACACTTATAAGCAGGTAAAGCACTTTATTGATGATTTTGATATTGAAGTTGTTGAAATTAACAATAGTGGTGGTGATGCTTTTGTTGTTCAAAAAAATAGGATTAAAGAATTAGCCGTGGTTCATACTCTTGGTGAAGATAAATTTCATATTTTGAAAATCATAAAAAATTTTCAACCGGATATTATCCATTTTCAGGAGATTCCGCAATATGATTTAGCAACTCCTATATTGGAAGAAATATTTTCTGAAAATAGAAAGTATTTTATAGTAGCAACTACACATGGTTCATTCACAAACCCAGCAGATATTATTTATCATCCCGATAGATATGTTTTAGTTTCAAAATGGAGTAAACAAAAATTTGATGAAGCAGAGTTGGGAGTAGAAACAATGTTATGGGAATATCCAATAGAAGAATATAAGTTTGATAAAGAAGAAGCAAAAAAAGAACTTGGATTGGATTCAACTTATAAGCATGTACTTATGGTTGGATTATTTGCACCCGGTAAAAACCAAGCTGAAATATTTGCAATAGCAAGGCAATTAGAAAAATACAAAATTAAATTTCATTTTGTAGGAAATCAAGCTGGAAATTTTGAACACTATTGGCTTCCTTTAATGAAACATAAACCTGAGAATTGTATTGTATGGGGAGAAAGAAATGATGTAGATACATTTTATGCAGCGTGTGATATGTTTTATTTTAGCTCTAAATTAGAACTAAATCCATTATCAATCAAAGAAGCTTTATCTTATAAACTACCTTGTATGTTCCGAAGGTTACATACTTATTTGGATACATATGATAATAATCCATTGGTAACATATATTGATGATGATTTGAAATTAACTAAAAGATATATTTTAGAAAAATTAAAACCTGAATTCAATGAAATACCGGGTTGGTTTGCTTATGAAGAATTATACAATGAAATTGTAGAATCCGCTCCATATGATGCTACATTTGTTGAGGTTGGTGCTTGGTTTGGCAAATCAACAAATCATTTAGCAACTAAAATCAGAGAATCTAAAAAGAACATTAACTTTACAACAATTGATACGTGGAAAGGAACTGATGATGAAGAATTGCATCAAAATATAGTAAACACTTTTAATGGTGATATTTTTTATGAATTTATAGATAACACTGTACATTCAAATAATTATGGAACATTTGAAATGATTAAAGATACATCTAAAAATGCATCCAATCAATTTACAAATGAAAGTATTGATTTTATAATGATAGATGCGGGTCATTCATATGAAGCATTAATGGATGATATTAAAGTTTGGTATAATAAAGTAAAACCTGGCGGATATATTAGCGGAGATGACTATGGAGTATTTCATGGTGTTACACAAGCAGCTGATGAGTATTTTTATGGACAGTTTCAAAAAGGATTTCGTTCATTCATTCGTAAAAAACCAAAAATACAAGTAAAACATTTATTAACTAGGCCTGATGATATGAGAGAAAGAGTTTCTATTCAATCAATTAGGCAATTACAAAGGTATGGGATGAACTACCAACCAATCATAAATAAAGTTTATGAAGGAATACCACCAGCTGAACATTGCCGTAGGCCAGAACACATTAGTAAAGATAATAAGCCAGGTGAATTGTATCCTGGTGCTGGGTTAGGATGGATAACTGGTAGACATTATGGATGTTATTTAGCACATAGAGCAGCTTTAGAAACAATGAACGATGAATATGATTATACTTTGGTGTTTGAAGCAGATGCTTTCATTTATACTGGATTAGAAGAATTTGTTGAAATTGTAAATAGAGCATGTTTCTTATCAGAAAGAGATGATGTTTATTTTATATCTTTTGCGAATAATCCATCAAGAGAAAGACATGGTATTGATAATTTGTTTAGCAGAACCGGTTCAAATCAGGATTTAGCACATTGTTATTTAATACCAAATAGAACTAAACAATGGTGGTTGGATAGAATAGAAGATTGTACATGGGATGTTGGTGACCTTTGGTATAATCACGTTTTTTATCACCACCCAAAACCAAGATATACTACAAACAAAGTATATTCAAAGCAAGCAGAAGGATATTCTTTATTAGATGAAACAATTAAAACTTGGAGTTAATGATTTACAATAACTTAAAAAGAAATACTAATTCAAAAGTTGAAGTACAAAATAAACCTAATATACATTTTGTAAAAGGACCTTTTGTTGAAATTAAAGGACCAAAGGAAGCAAATTATAAAGTTGAATTTTATGATAATAGAACAGGAAAAATGTACTATTATGCTGAAATGAAAAATAATTGTTGGGCAAGATGTAGTATTGAATTTTATATTGAGTGGAAAATTGTAATTTATGAAAATAATAATTTATGGCATACTCATATATTTGATGCTACTGATAAAAGAGTTTATATTGCTTTAGATTCAAAAGCATTGGGAGATTCTTTAGCATGGTTTCCATATGTGGATGAATTTAGAAAAAAACACAAATGTAAAATGGTTGCATCAACATTTATGAATGATATGTTTGCTGAAAATTATCCTGAAATAGAATTTGTTGTTCCTGGTACAAATGTAAATAATTTATATGCTATGTTCTCTGTTGGATTATTCTATAATGAGGATAGCTCAATCAATGTAGTAAAAAATCCAAATAATTTCAGAGAACAAACTATGCAAAAAATGTGTTCTGATATATTAGGATTAGAATATAAAGAAGTAAAACCAAAATTAAAAAATAGACCTGTTGTTGAAGACCATGACCTAAAGCAAGTTTGTATAGGTATTCATGGAACTGCACAATCTAAGTTTTGGAATAACCCAACTGGTTGGCAAGAAGTTATTGATTGGTTAAATGGCAGAGGATATACAGTTAAATTACTTTCAAAAGAGGGTGATAACTATATGGGTAACCAATTACCTTCTGGTATAGTTAAGCATCCAAATGGACCTATTGAATTAGTTATGGATGAAATGAAAAAATCCAAAGCATTTATTGGTATTGGAAGTGGATTGAGTTGGTTAAGTTGGGCATTGAATGTTCCTACTGTCTTAATAAGTGGATTTTCTTACAAATGGGCAGAGATGGAAGATTGTGTAAGGATAGGGGCACCGGAAGGAAAATGCGAAGGGTGCTTCAATAGATTACGATTAGATGCTGGTGATTGGAATTGGTGTCCAGACCACAAAGGAACAGATAGACAATTTGAATGTACAAAATTAATTACCGGTCAAATGGTTATTGATGAACTTAAAAAGTTTTTATAATGAAACGTGTTTGGGTAAACGGAGCATTTGATGTATTACATATTGGGCATATAAAACTTTTAGAATATGCTTCTTCTTTTGGAACTTTAAGAGTTGGTATTGATACCGATGAACGAGTTAAAGAAAAAAAAGGAGAATTAAGACCATATAATTCTTTAGAAGACCGTATGGGGTTTATGCGTAGTATTAGATTTGTTGATAGTGTTGTTGCATTTGATTCGGATGAAACTCTTGTAGAACATATAAAGCAGTGGAGACCTGATATAATGATAATTGGTGATGATTACCAATACGAACAAATAATTGGAAAAGAGTATATTCCTAAAATTGAATTTTTCAAAAAAATTAATGGTATTAGTACAACTAAAATTTTAGAAAATGAAAAAATATAAAGTATTGGTTATAGGAGAGAGTTGTACCGATGTATTTGTGTATGGTAAATCGGTAAGAAAATCTCCTGAGGGTAAGGGACCGATTTTTATACCATCTAAGGAAGTTTATAATGGTGGTATGGCACTAAATACAGCAAATAATTTATCAGCAATGGGTATAGATGTTGATATTTATTCCGATACCGGTTCTATAACAAAAACCCGTTATGTAGATGAAGAAACCAATGAATTGTATTTAAGATTAGATGAAAACGATTTCGTAGACAGAATAGATATAAATCAATTACCAAATTTTACTGAGTATCATGCTATTGTAATATCCGATTATTGTAAAGGATTTCTTACCGAAGATGATATAGCTCAGATTTCTAAACTTCACCAATTAGTTATTTTAGATACGAAAAAACATTTAGGGGATTGGTGTAAAGATATGACATTTATTAAACTTAACCGATTTGAAGCACAAAATAATTATGATATAATTTTAGAAAAGAAATGGTTAGAGGATAAAGTTATTACAACTTTAGATGGTAATGGTGCATCTCATAAAGGTACAATATATAAAACGGAAAAAGTAGAAAATGCGGATGTTAGTGGAGCAGGGGATACTTTTGTTGCTGGATTTGTAGCTAGATACTTAGATTCTGAGGATATTGGGGTATCAATTAATTGGGCTAATTATTGTGCAGGTGAAGTTGTAAAGAAAAAAGGGGTTTCTGTGTTTGGAAAATAAAAAATAATATACTTATATATACAAAACAAATAAAAACAAATTTATGGCAGAATTAGACAAAGTACCTGTAAAAAACTCAATTCAGGTTGAAACTGTAAAGTTAGATGAGAGTGTGTTGGAAAGTATTAGAAATCTTAACAACAAAAGCAGCAATATTGTATTGAATGTAGGAACTTTATATTTGAGAAAAAAAGAACTTATTGATGAGTTGGAAAGAATTGAAAATACAATAAAATTAGCTGAAGAAGAATTCAAATCAACTACACTTAGATTAAATGAAATAGGTGAAGAAGTTGATGAGAAATATCCACAAGCAAGAATTAATATCCAAGATGGTACAGTAACGTATCAACCTGGAGCACCTACAAGAAAACAGCAATTACAGCAATCACAACAGCAAGAACAACAACTAAATGTTGCTGGTGATGAAGCTCCAAAAATTGTAAACCAATAATCCCAATATTTATATAGTATATAAACTATATGAAGGGATTAACAAAATTTTTAGTAGAAAGTATATTGGGAGAAGCGGCTAAGATAGACAAAGTAGTTGTTGTCTATTCAGGCCGCTTTCAACCTTTTCATAAGGGTCACTACGCAACGTATGACCATTTGGTTAAAAAATTCGGAAAAGATAGTGTTTATATAGGAACTTCCGATGTAACCGATAATAAAAAATCTCCATTTGGGTTTAAGGAAAAGAAAACAATCATGCAAAAGATGTTTGGTATTCCTTCAAATAAGATAGTACAAATCAAAAACCCATACGCTCCAGAAGAAATACTTAATAAATTTGATTCAAAAACTACTGGTTTTATAACTGTGGTTGGTGAAAAAGATGCATCTCGTCTAAGTGGTAAATACTTCAAACCATATAAAGGTAAATTAGAAGTAGGATATTTGGATAAAGGGTATGTTTATGCAGCTCCGGCACAACCAAATCCTATAAGTGGTACTGATGTACGTTATTGGTTAAGTAGTGGTTCTGAAGCCGAAAGAAAAAAGAACTTTACAAAAGCATATCCAAAATTTGATGACCAAATATTCAAATTGATTACTCTTAAATTAAAGAAATTAAAAGAGTGTATTAATGAAGAAATTAAATTGAATGTAAAGGTTGGTGACCAAATCTTAATGGGTAAATTCAAAAACAAAAAAGTTGTTGTTAAATCTATTGGTAAGGATGAATGGGGTATGCCAACAATTAATGGTAAGAAAGCAGTAACTTTTCGTATTCCAAAAAAAGATAAAATTAGTGAAGGTTCTACAAATCAAATAGGTTCAAATGAAAGAATGGAAGGTGATGATGGTACGGGTCCTTTTGCATCTTCTTGGAAACAATATCATAATCAATCAAAAATAAGAGCAAAAAAAATTGGACACGATGTTGTAGATAGACCAGAAGAAATTAAAAAAGAAAAGGAATTAGTAAATTACAAAGAATTAGACCCACGTAACCAAATTACTAACTTTCCAATAATGCAAGAACCGAAAAATACGGATACTATTGGAAAATTTAGTGCAAGAAGAGCATATACTAATTGGTTAGGAGATGCATTACAGGCTGCAAAAGATATAGGATGGGAAGAAATATTAACAACAAAAGAAAAACAACAAAGAAAACAAGCTGAAATGGATGGTAAGCAAAACATTAAAGTTGTAAAAGAGGGTTTGATTTCAGAAGATGATATAACAAAAATAGTTGATGAAATAATTGATGAAATGGGATTGCCAGGTGGAGCTGGTGTTGGGTTAAGTTTACCGGGTGGATATATTAATGGTGCACCAAATCCAAAGGATGTTAAGAAATTAAAATCAAAGTTAGATAAAGATGGTAGTGAAGAATATCAGCCTGTAAAAGAAGACCAAATACCTGGTGGATTAGCAAAAGGTATGACACTAAAAGATATTGCTAAACATCATAAAATGAGTCCACAAACTCTTAAAGCAGAATTCATAAAAGGATATGCAGTAGAAAGAGAACATACAACTGATGTTAATATAGCAAAAGAAATTGCATTAGACCACCTTTACGAAGACCCAAATTATTATACTAAACTTTCTAAAATTGAAACACCAATGAATGAGGGTTTACTATTAGAAGGTGGTGCATATGGACATATGGCACATCCATTTGATATTGAAATGGGTTTAACATTTGGTGACCTTAAACAAATTGTAGTAAGAGCACTTAATGGTGATTTAGAATTGGCAAGAGAAAAAACAGATGGCCAGGCTTTAGCAATTAGTTGGGTAAGTGGAAGATTAGTTGCAGCTCGTAATAAATCTCATCTTAAAGATAAAGGAGTTGGTGCTATGACAATAGGACAAGTAGCAAATAAGTTTGCTGGTAGAGGTGGATTGACCGATGCTTATAACTTCGCTATGAGTGACCTTTCAAAAGCAATAGGAGCATTATCAGAACCACAAAGAAAAATGATATTCACCATTATTAGTATTTCACGGAACTTTTGAATATGATAAAGATGGTAATGTAATTGGAGAAAACCAACAGGCTGCAAAAATACTTGCTGGTATGATTAAGCAAGTAAATGGACACGTTCAATCTAAATATACAATTCAAGGACCTCCAATGCAAAAACTTCCAAAATCAGAAAAACTTTCTAAATTGCAAGGAAAGTATATTTCTATGATTGGTAAATTACAATCTGAATTTGGATTATCCGATTCCGATGGTGTGGCGGATTATCATCAAGCTTGGTGGACTAAGTTTGTTGAAAAAGGTGCAAAGAAATTAGATACACAAGAAAAAATAGGATTGGTTAAGAGATGGGCTTTTGGTGATAAATCATTCCGTATTAATACAATTCAAGACCCAAAATTAAAAGCTTGGGCTGAGCAAACCGATAAGCAAGACCAACAAAAAATATCTAAACAAAACTTAATGAAGTTTGAAGAAATATTTTTAGGAGTTGGTGCCGATGTACTATCCTTTATGAGTTCAGTACTTACAGCAAATCCTGATAGTGCTAAAAAACAAATGGTAGCTCGTTTAGAAAGTACCATATCTCAAGTAAAAGCAAGTGGTGACCCAAAGAAAATACAAAAACTTAAATTGGAGTTAGAAAGATTAAATGCTTTAGGTGGATTTGATAAAATAGTACCAAACGAAGGTATTGTATTCGTTTATGGCGGGAATACATATAAACTTACAGGCGCATTCGCACCACTAAATCAAATTTTAGGTATATTCTTCGAAAAGTAATCTTTTTTATTATTTTGATATACTTATATATATAAGAATATCGTAAATAATATGTCAAAGGAATTCCAAAAAAAATACATGCACCCAACCCGCAGAAAATTAGCAAATATGGTTGCAACTGGGGGTGAATATGAAAAAGAAAGTTTTGTTTCATTTGCGCAAACCGAATCCAATCGTAAAAGAGAAATTGGAGAAGTTTGGACAGATTCAGATGGTAAAAAATGGGAACAAAAAGAATTTGGTAGAGTAAGAATAAATGAGAATTCGGATACATTTGCGGAAGTTCGTGAATATCTTAACAAATTAAATACTTGTTCTGCTAAAGATTGTAATACAATTAAAGTAAGTCAAGCAGATAAAAAACTTATTTCTAAAACTGGATATTGTGCTAAATGTTTAGCAAAAAAAGAATTAAAAATTAAACAAGATGGTTTGTGGGAAGCTTATACAGATTATAGGTCATTCCAAAATATGATTGCATATGGTAAAGAAGTTATAGCACAATTTCAACAAGCATATAAAGATGTAAAGCAAGAATATGAAATAGTTGGTGAAGATGGTAAATTGGAAAAGTGGAAAATGGAAAAAGATGCTGAAGAAATGAAAGCAGAAATTTTGGCTGATATTAAGAATTTTGAAGAAGAATTGGAAATAGCTTATCAGAAAAGAAATGAAGCTTGGAATAAACTTAAAGATAAAAACTACGATTTGGTAAAACCACCAATTGATTAAGATGGCTCAAAATTTAGGTATAACGCAAAAGAAAAGTCTTAAAGAAATTATAGCAGAAGAATACAAAAAGTGTGCTACTGACCCAATACACTTTATGAAAAAATATTGTATGATTCAGCATCCGGTGAGAGGTAAGATACCTTTTCACCTTTTTCCATTTCAAGAAAAAACTCTAACTGAATTTAAGAACAATCGTTTTAATATAGTTCTTAAATCTCGTCAGACTGGTATCTCAACTTTATGTGCTGGATTTGCTTTGTGGAAAATGATATTCAATTCAGATTTTAACGTATTGGTTATTGCAACTAAGCAAGATGTAGCAAAGAACTTAGTAACTAAGGTGAGAGTAATGCATGAACTACTACCAAGTTGGTTAAAGGGTGGTTCTTTGGAAGATAACAAACTTTCCCTTCGTTTACAAAATGGTTCTCAAATTAAAGCAATTGCATCATCACCTGATGCAGGACGTTCTGAAGCACTTTCTTTACTTATATTTGATGAGGCCGCATTTATTGATGATATTGATGAAATTTGGGTAGCAGCGCAATCCACACTTTCAACAGGTGGTAGTTGTATTTCACTTTCTACTCCAAATGGTGTTGGTAACTGGTTTCACAAAACTTGGTTGGGTGCTGAAGATGGTACAAATCCATTTAATACAATTAAACTACATTGGACAGTACATCCTGAAAGAGACCAGACTTGGAGAGATGAGCAAGAAAAATTATTAGGACAGAAAAAAGCAGCTCAAGAGTGTGATTGTGACTTCGTATCTTCAGGTGATACAGTTATTGAACCTGAGTTATTGATGTTCTATAAAGAAAGTTATTGTCAAGACCCAATCGAAAAGACTGGATTTGATGGAAACCTTTGGAGATGGGAATATCCTACTGCAAATGGTTCTTACATGGTTGTGGCGGACGTTGCTAGAGGTGATGGTTCTGACTTTTCAGCATGTCATGTAATGGATATAATCAATGCAACTCAAGTAGCAGAATATAAAGGTAAAATTGATACAAAAGATTTTGGAAATTTCTTAGTAAATCTTTCAACCGAATATAATGATGCTTTATTAGTAATAGAAAACTCAAACATCGGTTGGGCTTGTATTCAGCAGTGTATAGATAGACAATATAAAAATCTATTCTATATGAGTAAAGATTTGAAGTATGTGGATGTTGAACACCAAATGAGAAACAAATATCGTACAGATGAAAGACAGATGGTGGCGGGGTTTTCAACTACTTCTAAAACACGTCCACTTATTATTTCAAAGTTAGATGAATATTTTAGAGAAAAAGCAGTAACAATTCGTTCAAACCGTTTAATTGATGAAGATGACTTGACAATGGCATTTTCAATTGGATTATGGGTTAGGGATACAGCACTTCGTTTAAGACAAGAAGGAATTGACCTTACAAAAAGAACTTTGGGTGGTATTTCATCAAACCAACAATATAGTGGTGTTTATGGTCCATCGGATAGAGATGATAACCCTTGGAAGATGAGAATTGGTGATGATATTGAGGACTTATCTCAATGGTTGTAAAAATGTAGGTGTTTTGATAATTAGTGATATTTATGGTATATGTCAAAATAGAAAAAGGAGACCAAAATGATTAGATTATCAAATATCCTAAAAGAAGATGAATATGTAGATAAAGCATATTCCAAAGGAGACCAACCAGCTGATAACCCAATTGATGATTATGATGAATTGGATGTAGAGCAAGAAGATATGGATGATTTCATAGCATATCTTAAATCTTACTCACAATCTTTAGATGAGGCTGGGTGTAATTGTGTTTTTGAAGCAGAGTATCAAGGTAGAGAAGTAAAGCTTGGAAAACCAATGAGAGGTGATGTTAAAAAATTTAAGGTTTATGTTAAGAACCCAAAAACTGGAAAGGTTGTTAAGGTAAACTTTGGTGACCCGAATATGAGAATTAAGAAGTCTAATCCAGAAAGAAGAAAAAATTTCAGAGCAAGACATAATTGTGATAATCCTGGTCCAAGAACAAAAGCAAGATATTGGTCTTGTAGAAAATGGTAAAATAAATTATGGCAGAACAATTTCAAGACGATAGGAGTTTCTTTGGGAGACTTAAAAAACTATTTTCAACTAATGCAATCGTAACCGTTGATAAAGATGGTAAACGCAGAGTTGTTGATGTTGAAGACCGTCAATATAATACAAACTTTGTAAACCTTAGAGATAGATATACAAAACTGCAAAGGTCTTATTATGAAACCCATCAGGGTGCACAATCAATGGCGTATCATCAAGTTCGTAGAGAACTTTTTAGGGATTATGATGCTATGGATACTGACCCAATTATTTCTTCTGCATTAGATATATACGCTGATGAGAGTACAACTAAGAATGAATATGGTGATGTACTTCAAATTAAATCAACAAACGAAAAAGTAAGAGATGTATTGCATAATTTATTCTATGATATAATGAACATAGAATTTAATTTATGGCCTTGGATTAGAAATTTAGTAAAATATGGTGATGCTTTTATAGCATTAGAAATTATGCCTGGTAAAGGTATTATAAATGTAGCACCTCATTCTGTTTATAATGTAGAGAGATTAGAAGGAACTGACCCAAACAATCCTGATTATGTAAAGTATAAGGTTGAATTGGATAGATTTGGTAAAAAAGAATATGAGCAATATGAAATGGCTCACTTCAGAATGTTATCGGATACTAACTTTCTTCCTTATGGTAAAGGAATGATTGAGGGTGCGAGAAGAATTTGGAAACAATTATCTCTTATGGAAGATGCGATGTTAATCCATCGTATTATGAGAGCACCTGAAAAGAGAGTGTTCAAAATAGATATAGGTAATATTCCACCGCAAGAAGTGGATAACTATATGCAAAAAATTATCAATAAAATGAAGAAAACTCCATTTGTTGATAAAAATACTGGTGATTACAACCTAAAATACAATATCCAAAACCTTACTGAAGATTTCTTTCTACCTGTTCGTGGTAGTGATAGTGGAACTTCAATTGATAACTTGGCTGGATTAGATTATGCAGCAATTGAGGATATTGATTATCTAAAAAACAAATTATTTGCAGCATTAAGAGTACCAAAAGCATATCTTTCTTATGATGAGAATGTTAATGGTAAAGCTACTCTTGCCGCAGAAGATGTTCGTTTTGCAAGAACTATCGAAAGAATCCAACGTACAGTTGTTAGTGAATTGGCAAAAATTGCAGTAGTTCACTTAGCAGCTCAAGGTATTGAAGATTCAGAAATGACAAACTTTGAATTAAGTTTAACAAACGCTTCTACAATATATGAGCAAGAGAAAGTTAATCTTTGGAGTGAGAAGGTAAGATTAGCATCTGATACAAAAGCACTTAATATGTTATCATCAGATTGGGCATATCACAATATTTTTGGAATGTCACAAGATGAAATTGATATTGAAAGAGCAAAAGTAATATTAGACCTTAAAGACCGTTTCAGACACACTTCAATTGAACAGCAAGGACAGGACCCAGCAAACCCACCACAACCACAAAATGTGGAAGAAGAAATCAGTAAATTAAAAACTGAAATTGAATTAAATAGGGAAGTTGGAAGACCTAGAGAAGGAAATACCTATGGTAAAGATAAGCACCCATACGGTAGAGACCCATTGGGAGATAAAGAAAACCACAAAGAAAGAAAGAGAGAAGATAGAGTATTAAACACAAACGCTAAAAAGCTAGCACGTGAATATATAAATGGAATTTCAGCAAAAAAGAAGGTTTTGAATGAAAAAGGGGGTATGTTGGATGAAAAAAACCTCAATTTGTTTATATTTATATGTGTTAGTTTATAGGGTAGAATAAATATAGGGTAAGTAAATGAAAAAAATTAAACACTCAAAGTTTAAGAATACTGGAGTGTTATTTGAGCTTTTGGTAAGACAAATAACATTAGAAGTTCTTAATGGAGATAAGACTGAAAACGCTAAAAATATAGTAAAGGAATTCTTTGCTCCAAATACGGAATTAAATAAAGAATTACGTCTTTATGATATACTATTAAAGGAAAAATATAGTTCCGAAACAAAAGCAGATAGATTAGTTGAAACTGTATGTGATGCACATGCTAAACTAAATCAAGCATCACTTTCTAAGGAAAAATTTAACCTTATTAAAGAAATTTCAGCAAAGTTTGATATTGAACAATTCCTATCATCCCCTATTTCTAACTATAAAGTCCTAGCATCTATCTATAAAGTATTTGAATCTAAGAGAGCAGACGGATATGATATTAAAGATATATTCAACTCTAAAATTACCCTAATTGAAAATATCACATCCAAACCATCTATTAAAACTCAACCAACTGAAGATAAAAAGTTGATTGAAACCTATAAACAACAAGATAAAGACCTTAGATTACTTACCTATAAGATTTTAGTAGAAACTTTTAATAAAAAATATACAAATCTTGACCAAAATCAAAAGAATTTATTAAGAGAGTATATTAATAATATTTCAAATACTACTAAATTCAAAGATTATGTTGCAGTAGAATTACCAAAAATAATCGGAGAATTAAAATCTATCCAATCTAAATTATCCGATAAAGTTACGCAAATTAAATTATCAGAAACTATTTCTGTTTTAGAAAAAATTAAAATAGGGAAAGTTGTTTCAGACAACCAAGTTTCATCTATTATGCTTTCTTATGAGCTAATTAAAGAACTTAAATCTAAAGTAAAATAATGGAAGCTAGAATAAAAGAGGCCATTCGTAAGTACGTTAGAGAAAGAAACATTCAGAAAACTTTGGATGAAATGTCAGTAACAGGTGGTGTTGATGGGTATAATACCCCAGCTGCATTTGCAAAGCCTGGTCAAACTGCAAAAAAGAATAACAAATTAGCTAAAGTAAGTGGTGGGACTGTAGTTGATAATTTAGAAGAAGGTGAAAAAGATTGGGCATTGGGTGATGTTCCTGCTAGTAAGGATGAAGCACTACCAATGAAACCAACTGCTGCAAAAGATGTTGATAAAGCAAAAGTTGCAGATATTAGTGGTATGATTGTTGCTGAAAATAGATGGTTAGAATTAAAAAGAGAAGAATCTTCACCAAAAGCAAAAGTTGGTAGAGGAGTTTCTAATATACATAAACAACTTTCTGAAATAGAGAAGTTTGTTAATTGGTATTCTAAAATTAAGACTGAGAATGGACTTAAGAAAGAAGATTACTGGAAAAGAACAAATGCATCTCTATATAAAATCAGAGAAAGGTTAATGGGAATAACTGAAAAATTAAGAACTTTATAAAATGCCAGCAGTATCTAAAGCACAACAAAGATTTATGGGTATGGTTCATGCAGTACAAAAAGGAGACATGGAAGCACCATCTAAAGAAGTTGAAAAAGCAGCTGACTCTATGAGTAAAAAAGATGCTAAAGATTTTGCATCCACAAAACACAAAGGATTACCTATGCATAAAGAAACTATATCAAAAGAAAGACTAAAAGAATTAGTTAAAGAAGTAATGGTTGAAGAAGCTGAATATCAAGCGTTCTTCAAAAAAGCATTAGAAAAAGCTGGTAAATCAATCTCTCAAATGAGCGATGATGAAAAGAAAGAATTTTTTAATAAAATTGATTCTGCTTGGAATGGTAAAGGCGCAAAATCGGAAGCACTTAAAGGTGACCAACACAAATTAGATGTTGATGGTGATGGTGATATTGAAGGAGATGATTTAGCAGATTTAAGAGCTGGTAAAAAAACTGATGAAGCTGTAGCTGGTGAATTACCAAAAGCACAAATACCATCGGCTGTTAAACAAAGATTGGGAGTTGCTATTGATAAAATAAAAGATGCAAAATTAAATCCTATTCAAAAACTTCAATTAGTTGCTCAAGTTGTTGATGCAATTGGAGTTGATAAATCTCAATTAGGACAAATTGCAACTAAGATTAGAAATAAAATGGAGAACTTAAAAAAATAATTATGAAATCTCTTTTAATAGAAACACAATTATTTGAAGGTAAACTCAAAGAAGATGAGGGTGGTAGAGTATTGGTTAAAGGTGTTCTACAAAGAGCAGGTGCCGAAAACCAAAATGGTAGAGTATATCCAAAACCTATCTTAGAAAGAGAAGCTAAAAAATACCTTCAATTTATTAAAGAACGTAGAGCATTAGGTGAATTAGACCATCCAGATTCTACTGTAATAAACTTAAAGAATGTATCACACAACATCAGAGAAATTTGGTGGGAAGGTGATGACCTATGTGGAACTGTTGAAATTCTTTCTACTCCTTCTGGTAACATTCTTAAAGAATTATTAAAAGCAGGTATCCTTTTGGGTATTTCATCAAGAGGTATGGGTTCAACTAGACCTATGAGTGGAAATAAAGTAGAAGTACAAGAAGATTTTGAATTGATTGGTTGGGATTTTGTTTCTAACCCATCTACACATGGTGCATTTATGGTCCCAATGAATGAGTCTGTAAATCCACTAAAACAAATTGGTACTGATGTTTGCGGTGAATACTGCAAGGCACAAGACTTAATGAGAGAAATAATAACTGAAATAGTATAAGATGAGTAAGAATTTTGACATATATAATTATGTACACAACAACAAATTTAAGTTGAATGTGGAACAACCTAAAGGTGTAAATAAAACATTCAAAGCAGGGTATAATGATATTCGTAAAACAGCAATAAACGAAGTTAAGATAGTTAATGGTAAATTTTCTATTAAAGAAAACTTATCTCAACCTGATAGAAAATTATCTTTAGAAGTTAAAAAACACTTCTTAGAAATTATATCTACTTACAATACTTTCCAAGACCAAATGAAGCGTAATTCAGATATGACTGAAGTTTCAGAAACATTGGGTGCAATTGTTGAAGCTGCAAAAGAATTATCTTTAAGAGAAGCTAACGATTGGTTCGATGCTCAGACTGTAAAAAGAAATATGAGTGAATTGGATAAGTTGGGTAAACAATTTGATAAATTCTCTGTGGAAGCAAAAGCAATGGATGAAAGATTACACGCTTTATATGAAGATATGGGTCACATCCTAAATCGTTACTATGAAATCTCTGACATCCCAACTGATGTAATGAGAGAAAGACTTGCAATGAAAAATAAATAAGAATGATTCGTTTAACTGATTTAGCTGGAAAGAGTTCTTTCAATATAGGTGGTAAAAAATTTGAATATGGTAAAGTTTATTCTAATCCATACGCATCGGCATTCAAACCTGTAAATGAAGCAGAAGGTTCTGAAGACCACGAAGTTTCTATGGCTCAAAATCAGTTAGATTCTATTATCAAACATGCAACTGAATTAAAACAAAAAATGGGAATGGAAGAAAAGCAAATTCCTGCTTGGATTCAAGACCACATCACTAATTCAGAAAACTACATTTCTCAAGCGGCTTCTAACTATCACGAATATGGTGATTCGAATGAAGTAAACGAAGCGGGCCCTTGTTGGAAAGGATATAAGCAAGTTGGAATGAAAAACAAAAATGGTAAAGAAGTTCCAAATTGTGTACCTGAAGGAAAAGTTATTGAAGCTGTAACTCCTGGTGAAATTGGAAAACTTCAAGATGACTTAACAAAAATTAATAAGGCAATAGCATCTGAATTAAAATTATACATATCTAAAAAAAATACACCACAAGCTAAAAAGCACGTTGAAAATCTTAAAAAATTGAATAAAGAAAGAACAAAGGTAGCTGATAAATTAGATGATATGGTATCTAGTATTTTTATTGATGCTGAGTTAGAAGAAGGTTGTGGTTGTAAATAATTCTTTAGAAAATTACGTTTTTATTAATTAACATATATTTATTCTTACAATAACGCATTTTTATATGCGTTTTTTATTGGTAAATGAATACTCACGATTCTGATGTGTAGTGACCAAACGCCAATCATAAAATTCTATTTAAGCTCAATATTTTAATAGCTTAAGAAATCCGAAATAATAAGGAAAAAAATGGCAAATTCAAAATTATTGAAAGAAGCCATCGCTGATGCTAAAGCTGTTCGTGAAACTGCTATTGCTAACGCTAAAATCGCTCTTGAAGAAGCATTCACTCCAAGATTACAATCTATACTTTCTAAGAAGCTACAAGCTGAAATGGAAGGAGAAGAAGAAGTTGAAATCGAAGAGAACAATGACGTATCAAGCGAAATTGGTGGTGGTGATAACAAAATGCCTGCAGATAAAGCAAACAACGATGACACTGACTTGAGTGGTATCACAAACCAAAGCGCTGAAGTAGGTGCTGAAGTTGAAGACTACGACAAAGTTAAAGACCTTACAGAAGCTGAAGATGAGTTCGGAGCAGAAGAAGAAATTCCTGCTGAAGAACCAGCTATGGAAGGTGAAGAAATGCCAGCTGAAGATGACATGGAAATGTCAGAAGAAGCTGACGAAGATGAATTAGACTTAGAATCTATCATCAGAGAATTGGAAGCACAAATCGCTGAAGAAGAAATGGATGGAGAAGAAGCTCCAGCTATGGAAGAAGAAGATGAAGTTCCAGCTGAAGAACCAGTAGCTGCTGAAGAGCCAGCTATGGAAGGTGAAGAAGAAATGGAAGTTCCTGCTGAAGAACCAGTAGCTGAAGAAGAAGAAACTATCGATTTAGATGAAATTCTAAGAGAAATGGGCTACGGAGATGACGAAGAAGAAGTTAACGAAGAGGAAGAAGAAGATAAAGCTGCAGAAATGCAAGCTGAACTTAAAGAAGCTTACTCAACAATTACCTCTTTGAGAAAAACCATCAACGAAGTTAACCTATTAAACGCTAAATTACTTTACGCTAACAAATTGTTCAGAAGTTATAACTTAACTAACGAACAAAAAGTTAAAGTTGTAGAGAACTTAGACAGAACAACTTCTGTAAGAGAAGTAAAATTAGTTTACGCTACACTTGCTGAATCTATGAAATTCACTGGTACTGAAAGAAAAGTTGCTTCTAAGAAAACAATGACCGAAGGTCTTGCTTCTAAAGCAGTTGCTTCAACAGCTCCAAAGAAAGAAATTATCGCTGAATCAAACGATTTAGCTGATAGATTCAAAAAATTAGCAGGTATTATCTAATAACAAACAAAACAAAAAAAATAACAATGGCAAACTTTAATTTAAACAAATTAATGGAGGCAAAGAACCCACAACAAGTAATGCTTGAGCAAACCAGAGGTTTGAAGAGCAAGTGGGAAAAAACTGGCCTTTTAGAAGGTTTGAAAGAAAGAGACCAACATGCAATGTCGGTTCTTTTGGAAAACCAAGCAAAGCAGTTGCTAGATGAAGCAACTCAAACTGGTACTTCAGCAGGTTCTGAAGAGTGGAGTGGTGTAGCTCTACCATTAGTAAGAAGAATCTTCGGTGAAATCGCATCTAAGGAGTTCGTTAGTGTTCAACCAATGAACTTACCTTCAGGTCTTATTTTCTACCTAGACTTCAAATATGGTACTGCACAAGCAGGTAACCCAGCATTCAATGGTCAATCATTGTTTGGTGGTACTGGTGCTAAATTCGGTACAACTGATTCAGCTGTAAACGGTCTTTATGGTGCTGGTAGATTTGGATATTCAGTACAGGATTCAACTGA